AATACAATATGTCAGGACTATTATTTGCCATAGTTAGTATAGATTATGATGCAGAAAACGGTTTAACAGCATTACCTCCTATGACATTCGATGTAACTTGTAGTGCAAGTAATCCAGGAGATGTGCTTATAGATTATCTAAACAATGACAGATACGGTGCTGGTTTAAGTAATGATTTAATTGATGTGAACTCTATAACAAGTACAGCAAATACTGCCTTAAAAGGGTATAGTGCAGAACAAGTAACATATACTAATAATTCAGGTGCAACTGTAACACAGGATAGATATGCCATTAATGGTTATATATCCACAGCAAATGATGTATCAACAAATATTAATAAAATATGTCAAGCAAGTGGTAGTTACTTTACATTCGATACTAAACAAGGCAAGTTCAAAGTTATACCTAATAGACCCACAGCAAGTTCCTTTAGTCTTAACGATGACAACATAGTAAGTAAAATAGCAGTTACAAGTACAGAACTATATAGTGTATACAATGGTATAGAAGTAGTATATGCAGATCAAAACAGAAGAGATCAAACAAATAGTGTGCTTATAGAAACACCTACAGCAGATAGAAATCCTAATGAGCCTGATAATGTAGTAAAATACAGATTAGACTTAGTTAATGATAATATTAGGGCAGAAGCATTAGGAAACATAGATTTACATCAAGCTCGTAACAGCATGGTTGTGCAATTAGATACTGATTTCTCAGGTATGCAAATAGATGTAGGTGATGTAGTAGATGTAACAAATGAAGATTTTGGCTTTACAGCAAAATTATTCCGTATTATGAGAACACAAGAAAAGATAGATGAAGGCGGTATGATAACATGTGGTCTTACACTATTAGAATATGATGATTCTGTATATATAACAAGTCAACAAACAGAAACAGATGAAGAATCCGGCAATATAGATATACCGGAAATACCACCAGTTATAATACCTCCACCAAACATATTCAGTTCAATAATTGCGGATGTAGATACTTTTGATGTATCTCCTGCAGGAGGAACAGGTGCAGTATTTACAGTATTTAAAGACATAGTACATGCTAACTACAGAGCAGTATTTAACACAACTTCTGGTTCAGGTTATAGTGTAGGTGATACTATAACAGTTGATGGTAAGTATCTAAGAGGACAACCCACAACACATAATTTAACATTTACAATAGACACAGTAGATGGCAGTGGTGGTGTGTTAAATCCAACAGGCAATGTCTCTGGTAATGCTATGGTGTTTGATGATAAAATATTTGGTGGCTTTACAAGTAAGGAAGCAATAGGTAATATCGCAGTAGGTGGGCAAATAGAGGACAAGCCTGCAGATGCTAATACTTTAACAAATGCAAACACTTTACAGGATTTAATCACAACAAGAGAACTGGACTTTACAGCAGGAACAGGTTTAGAACCAGGTGACTATTCGTTTATGTCAGCAGGTGCTCCTATAGCCGGACTAACTGCTAATGCTACAGCAAACTTTTCTTTTGTAGCAAATGTAAACATAGAATATGCTAATGGAACCGTACAAAACGAGAACTTCGGTGCAACAGCCACAAACAGAGATCAAATACCTACTATTATGGAAGCAAATAAAAAAATAGTAATTGGTCCTGATCCTGTTGCAGGCAATATATCACTGCAGGGTCTAAATACAGCAGATACATTTGGTGGGCAAAGAGGATTCTTTGGTATGCGTTATGACATGTTAAGAATTACAAAAGGAGACATATTCTAATGAACAGGTATATACTATATCATACAGATACTGGCCATATAGAAAGTGTTCTAAGTTTAACAGACAAAAGCAAACAAAAAATGCTGGATAACAATGACCATATAGCATTTATGCTGGGTAGTGTACCAGATGTAAACAAATACTGCGTAAATGTAGCCACAGACCCTCACACAATAGAATCTAAACCAGCAGTAGTACAAGATGTAAACGAATACATCAGAGACTTAAGAACAAAATTACTTAAAGCATCAGACTGGACCCAGGGTGCGGATTCTCCACTATCAGATAGTAAAAAAGCAGAATGGCAAACATATAGACAGCAATTAAGAGATTGGCCTTCTACAAATACAGCAACAACCGTAGCAGATGTAGTATGGCCTACAAAACCGGAGTAATATATGAGTAATTCCTTAAAAAGAATAGGCTTCTTTAAGAACATAGCACAACATCCTAATATGGATGGCATAGATTCTCCAACATTTAACATAACCGAAACAGTTAGTAATACTATTGTAACATACGATATAGATACAAATAGACCAAATGCCACAATTTATTTTTCTGCACAAGGAACTATAGTAGGTAATGACTTTACAGATAGTACATTAACAGGAAATATATCATTAGATGCTAATGGTAATGCAAGTTTAGTAAGAACAATATCTTCTAACAATATAGGACAAGCAAAATCCTTTAATGTTAGTATAAGAACTAATTCAATAACAGGAAATGCTGTATATACTGGAAATACAATAAGTGTTATAGACAATATACCTATAAGAAGTAATAATACAAACAATTACAATGCTACTATTATAGCAAATGTTACAATAGGTAGTGATTTATACCGCATACAACAATATAGTGCAAATAGTACAATAAATGTTACAGCAGGTTCAGGAAAACATGATGCAAACCTAGGTGTCTTAGCCGTAGGCGGCGGAGGCGGCGGTGGTTTCGGCACATTTGGAACATCCGGTGGCGGCGGAGGCAGTGGTGGTGGAGTCTATTTCGCTAACTTAACTTTAGACGCTAATTTAACCACCAGTGTAGTAGCAAATATAGGTTTAGGCGGTTTCTTTGCATCAAATGGTGGTAATACTACAATTGGTTCATGGAATATAGATGCACATGGTGGTTTAGCCGGAGAAAGTACTACAGGCGCTTCTGTAAGAGCAGGAGATGGTGGAGATACTGAGTATGGTAATATACTATCAGGTGGTGGTGGTAGCGGCGGACTAAGCTCTGCACCTATTATATTCCCTTTTGGGCATGGTGGTAATAGACCTTATTTTGGATATGCACAAAACGGTTATTTGCATGAAGGTTTTAGATATTTTGTTTATGAAAACCGGAATTATAATCCTGTAACAGCATCTAGTGTAACACCTCCCGGAGGATCAGGAGCAATATTTAATGTATGGGTAAACCGGATTAAAGATACGGATGCAAACGCAAATGCGGCTACTTTTGAAGGATTATTCTTAACTACAGACGGATACGGTGCTCCTAATAAAGGTTCTGGATATAGTGTAGGAGATGTAATAATCATAGACGGTGCAGACTTAGGAGGCACTAGTGGTATAAATGATTTATCATATACAGTGGGTAATGTAGACGCAGGAGGCGGAATAGTTGGAATGCCTGGCTTCCCTACTTTCTTGATGAGCGAACCTCAAAATTATGATGTCGATTCTGTATCAGGGTTCACATCTCCTTTCGACTTTAATTTTGTAGATCCTAATTCAACCGGACACGATTCTATAGGTTCTAATACACAAAACATGTATTTTGGAGGAGGAGGCGGTTCTTCTCAGAATAATTTGAACGGCGGTATAACACATACCGGAGTAGGATATCAAGGTTCAGGTGGTAAAGGTGAACACTTCCGTAATACAGGTGCTAATAGTGATATGTTCCCAACAACAGGGATCGCTGGTGCTGTACTTATAAGATACAGAGTATTTGACGAATACAGATCCTTACAAATATCTTAAATATGATAAATATAACAGTAATAAGCCTTATAGGCCTCAGTCTATAAGGAAGTTCCCACAGGAGGCGATATAATGAGCGGTAGAGTTCTAGATTTCAAAAGTTACATAGGCGGTGCTGATAATGTAATTGTAGAAGAAATGTTCAAAAGCACACAAAAAGCATATACATATGATTATGGTTTCGATGTAACAGATTATACATTTGAAGCAGATTATCAAACTATAGTTGTAGATACAATTACTTATGATAGGGTCACAGGAGATCCAAACTTTACAGATTCTGCAGTAGTTGGATATTTTGCAAATGCGGAAATAAGCTCATCTCATATCAATAATACCTCAGCGGCGTCAGGCTTAGTTACATTTACAATTCCTGCAGAAAGGTATACGGGTAATGTTATACCAGATGCTCGTAGTAATGTAGCAATCACTGTAGTAAGATTTGGATGGACTGATACAAGTACTACACCTAGTATTACAGATTCACATAGATACGCAATAATTGAAAGATTTGAACCTGACAGCACTATAGGTAATCCTAGAGAATCAGCAGGTTTCACTTCTATAATATAGGAGTAAAACATGGCTAATGTACAATTAACATCTAACACATCCGTAATAACAGTAGATCAGGCTAATGCTAATATAACTGTTTCATCAAGTTTAAGTAATGTCGTAGTAGCGGCAATTAAAAATCCTTCTGCAGTAGAACAGATTAAAAACAATGGTAACCAAAACGGTAATGTCACACTGGATTTAGACTTAGGAACTATTCAATCCTTAACAGCAGATGGTAACATAACCGGGATATCATTAAACAATATAGTAGCAGGACAAACATGTACTATATTAATAACACAAGATTCATTAGGTGGTAGATATTTAGATACCACAACATTTTCAAGTAATTGGACTTTATGGGAATTCGTAAATGACTTTACAACATTAGATACTACTGCAAATAATTGGAGTGTTATAAACTTATTCTATGATGGAAACAAATACTATGCAAGTTTAGTAGTAGATACTATAGTAGGTATACCTAATTCAGATCTAACAAATAGTAATATTATAATAAACAATACTACTACAAGCACAAATAAAACATTAGAATTAGGCGCAAATACAACTTTAAGTTCCGATGCAATAACAGAAGGTAGTACAAATGTATTCTATACTGATGCAAGAAGCAGAACGGCCTTAAGTGCTTCTACTATTTCGGCTAGTGGTGGTGGAACATTTGGTTATGAACCTTCTACAGGATTGATGAGGTTTGCACCAGCAGATTTATCAGGCACTATTGGATTAGGTAATTTAAGTGTAACACAAGCAAGTGCTAGTGGTGGTGGCTCACTATCATACAATAATGGTACAGGTGTATTTACATATACACCACCTGACTTAACAGCATATGGTTTAACAAACGCCCAAGCACAAGCCTATATACAAAGCAATGGCTTAACAATGACTGCTGATATAACTAGCAATAGTCTAATAAGCACAACTGGTAATATAACTACAACAGGTAATTTAAGTTCAACAGGTAATTTAAGTACAACAGGACTATTAAATGTTGGTAGTAGTGCCGCTCAAACACATAACTTTACAGGTAATCTAAATGTTACAGGAAACATAGAAGTAAGTGGCAACTTAAATTACAGAAATGTAGAAGATTTATATGTAAGAGATCAAACAATTACACTAAATGCTAATGCAACTACAAATTCGCAAGTAGACATAATATCAAATAGGCCAGAAAGTACATATAATGCTAAATTAATATGGGACGAACAGCAAGATAAGTGGAAGTTCGATAACGGTGATAGTATCGAACACGATATGCTAACAAACAGCGCCGCAAGAGCACTGGTAAGTGTTACATCAAACACACCTAGTGGTAATGGTTCATTAACATATGACAACACTAGTGGTGTATTTACATTTACACCAGCAGATGCAAGTGGAGGCGGTGGTGGTGGCATATCTAATGCAGACGCCCAAGCCTTTATACAAAGTAGTGGCTTGACAATGACTGCTAATATAAGTGCTGGGTCTTTAACTATTGATGCTACAGACAGTGGAACACTAAAATTTGTAGAAGATTCACAATTAGATATATTAGAAGCACATAGTTATGGCACACAAGCAAATACAAATGTATTTAATTATTTTGCCGCTGGTGGAACAGAATCATCACCTGCAAGAATAGGTAATGACGACAGAGTATATATAGAAAAGTTCACAGCACATGACGGCACAAACTTTTCTACGCAACCTAATTTAGGTATGCATGTATTCTATGACAGAGATACAGCCACAATTGATCAATATGATGTTCCTTTAGCATACGAATGGTTTGTAAATCCTACAGCAGGAGGTTACTCAACATCGTATACAGCAACAGCATATTATGGAAGCGGCAATACAACAACTAACGATCAGGTAGATTTAGGTACATTACTTCCTAATGTGCATGAAGATGGTGATGCTATTGTTTTAGATAATACTACTAATAGTAATTTAACATTCCTAAATGGCAATACATATTATACTAAGTTTATAAGCGGAACAATATATGAACTTTATACAAATTCTGGATTGTCAAGTCCTGTACAAAGTGGTTTAGGTAGTGAAGCGCCTACAGGCTTAACAGGAACTATTACACCAGGCACATTTGAGTCAAGTGTATTAAAAATAACATCAGATAGAAGAGTTGTATTTAATAACACAGGAACTAGACGTTTTGGTAATAACAGAGGTCTAGCAAGTGTTGAAGCAGATGGAACATTTCATTCACAACAGGGCTTCTCAGGTAATAACAGTATTACAACAACAGCAGGTTCTATATCAGGTCCTACACTAACAGATACTGTACTAAGTATAAATTCAGGTGCTATATCTAGTGCTACAACAGGAACATTTAGCGGACAAGTTCAAGCAGGAACATTTACAGACGGAACATTAAGCATTAATGCTGGTAGTATATCTAGTGCTGTAAACATAGGCGCATCAGGAACCATAGAAACAAACGGTTTAATTAAATCCTATGGTGGTAACATAGAAACAACAGGTAATGTTGTAGGTGGATTTATACATGGTGATGGCTCACAACTAACAAATTTACCAGGAGGTGGCGCCGGTATATCTAATGCCCAAGCACAATCCTTTATACAAAGTAGTGGCTTGACAATGACTGCTGATATCACAAGCAGTAATTTAATTAAAACAACTGGTAATTTACAAGTCAATCCAGATACCACAGTAGGTGGACTTAAAGGTTTAACATTTGATAGTGCAACTAACCGTTTAGGATTAGGAACTACTACACCAGAAACAGCAATACATATAGTAAGTGATGGTGATATAGATTCTCAAATCTATATGGACGAATATTCCACAAGTTCAAGTGCTAATGATATAAGAATGCGTAGAGCAGAAGGAACTTTAGCGGCTCCTAGGTTTATGAACTCAGGAGATCATATAGGACAATGGTATCATTATCCTTGGAGAGAAAATGCAGATCCTACAGCAAACGCGGCATTCTCAGATTTATATGGTGGTTCATTTGCATCAACAGGTGGTGTAGAAATATCGTCCTTTACAGATGGTGATTATATAGTTAATGATATTACAGTAGACACTATAGAAAATCAAGCAGGCGCTGGTGATGGAGATCTGTTAAAATTTACAGATAGATCTATTAGATTTAATGACGGCACTATGTTTGTTCTAACTGGCACAACAAATTCAGGCTTAGCATCTCTAAACGGACAAGCATTCTATGTAGACCAAGGTGGCGGAAGCACGAGTAGTACATACGAATTGTATTATGATGAAGCAAGAACAAATCCAGTAAAAGTAGCATCAGGTGTTCAAACAGCAACAGATATGATTGCAAAAGTTGTCTCAACTGCACAACCAGTAGGTTTAGAAATCATTATAAATGAAAATAAAGTTGATAGATATAGTGAAAGACGTATAACAAAATGGCGTGCAAATGGCACAATGGAATTTGGTGCAACATCAACAGATGATGGAACAGGAGCGGCCGCAAGTATAACACCTCAGGGAGTATTTACAACATCAGGTAATATAACATCAACTGCTAATGTAAGTGGTCTTAACATACTAGGTAATGGTTCAAATCTAACAGGTATAGATTTATTTAAAACAATTTCAGTATCAGGACAATCAGATGTAGTTGCA